TCAATGCGCTGTTCGTTATCGGCATATTCAGCCTTGAGGTCTTCAATGGCTTGCATCCTTTCAGTGTAAGCCATACCTTGTCCGTAGTTGTTAGCACCCCACATGCGAGCGCGTTCGGCACCACCAGCACCACCTTGTCCAAAGCTCGGAACAGCGGGATCGGCTGGCTGTGCAACTGCATCTGGAGTACGGCTAGGGACATAGCCATTCATTGCGCTGGATGGGCTGGTATAGCCAACCATTCCATTAGCGGCAAGCTGTGCCACAGTCGGGCCAGCTCCGTTGCCATAAGCCATTGCGTACGTGTTGGACGGATTGGAAAGCGGTCGATAGCCTTCCATAGAAGCCCTAGCCTTGCGGCTCAATTCCTCGTCAAGTGTAGGTTGCCATTTCCATTCAAAGGCCATATTTAAACCTCTCTTATTTCACGCTGAAAGTAGGTTCGCTATGCGAAGGCTCCGTCGTAGTTCTTTCTGTTCCAGCTACCAAGCAGAGGATTGTTCACCTTGCGGCTGATAACTGGGTAGACAGCCCTACCAATAGAGTCGGCCTTGAGCAGTTCTTGTGCAGCCACAGACGCTTCTTGTGTGCTCGGATATTGCTGGAACGTGTACCAAGTCGGCTTTCCCTTCCACTGCACCTCTACACGCGCATCCGGAGTAAGACGGATGCCAGTCACGGCGCTTGACGATACCTTGAACGGCCTACGCGATTCAGACTCGTTCCAGAACTGCGGAAGACGCTTTTCGTCAGCAATACCAAGCTCAATCGCAGCGCGAAGCTCCTTCGGCTTCATGCCTGGGCGAATGTACTTCTTGATGGCTGCGTTATGTTCCTCCAAGGTCTGCATACGGCCAGCTTCTTCGATGGTGTCGGAATAGCTCTTACCAAACTGGTTCTCGTTGGCGTTGCCGTCCACGCTTGGGACATACACAACTCCGTAATTGTGGTAACGGTCTGGCGCGAACTCGGTTGGGTACTGCTTCGCCATGAATGCATCGGCACCACCGGGCACACCAGGGGTGAAACTTGCGCCAGAAACGATAGACAGCAAAGACGGGCCACCTCTAGTGGCTCCGCCAGCACCCAAGCCCATAGCAAGCTGCAACAATGCCTTGGCGACTTCGGTCTTAGAGGCCATACTAACCTCCTATCTGCTTCTTGATTTCTTCGTTGCGCTTTTCCAGTCTTGCAATCTCGGCCTTGATTTCCAAGATCTTTGCCTTTGTGTTAGGATTTTCAAATTCCTTCAACATGTCGGCATACTCTTGGTTGGCCTTACGTTGTTCATAACCGCGCACGGCTCCGCCCAAGTTGGCTGCGTCGTTACGGATAGTTTGCTGGTAATTGTTCGATCCGCCTTGAATCGGATTGATGTTCACACCAGCCCAGTTGAAAGTGAAAGCCATATTACTTACCTCCACCGAACCAAGAACTCAAGAACTGGCCACCAGCTCCGAGAAGTCCAGATGCCAAGTCCCAACCAGACGTGCCTTGCTGGGCATTTGCTGTACCAGCGATGGCATTGGCTTGAGACTGTAGCACAGCATTGCGGTTGGCAATGCCAGCAGACATTGCGTCGCTAAGGCCATTGACATACTGGTCACGAGCATTTCCGTACGCATCGACCATGTACTGGTTTCGCGCATTCGTGGCATTGTAGTTGTTCCAGTTATTCTGGGAATTTACGTTGTACTCATTGAGAGTCTGTTGACGGTCTTGCATGAGACGGTTGTACGCCTTTTCCCATTCCTCACTGGCCAGTGCTTGCTGCTTGGCCCCGACACGGTTAATGAAGTCGGAACTAAAGCGAGAACCGGAACCAGCAGCGCTGTTCTCAATCGCGGACATTGCAGCGGCTACGCGCTGGTTAGCTGCTGGATCCATGAACGCATCGATAGTTTGCCCAGGCTGGTCTCCGTACGAGAAACCTTTGTTCTGATAGACTGGCGATGCCAAGAAATTAGCTAGAGCATTGCTGTACTGCTGCGCCTCGTTGCCATACATGTTGTTGACAAGGTTGCCGTACCGCTTGATGTCTGCTTCATTCGCACCACCAGCTTGCTGTGCAAGTCCAGAGATCTTGTTATACGCTTTTTCGGCGCGGTCTGCCGCCGCCTGGTTGCCCATGTAGTTACTGAGCGCACCACCAGCTGCTGCTAGAGCACCCGCTACGATTGCTGGCCACATAAACTAATCCTCCTTGTCCTTCTTTTCGGACTTGTTAGGCTTGTCATCGGCCTCGGACATATCGACGTTGTCGATGTAGTCTTCGATTGCGGCGTTCAAAGCCTTCAATTTCGCAAGCATTTCCTTCTTGTCCATGGAAACCTCTCTATTTCATGCTGAAAGTAGGTCTAGCGCACGGCTTTCAACTGTGTCGCAGATCCGAAGATCTGAATCTGCACCACGCCAGCCTCTGGAATGTCAAGCGCATCATCACCAGGCTTGACAATGAGAGCCTTGGCCTCGCCAGACTTGCCATAGAGCAGCGCCGGAGTAGGCACGGTGACATTGAATGGCAGAGGAACGGAGCCTTCATCGCAGACTCTGTCCATGACAGTAAAGAACGGACACTGAACTATGTGCCATTCTTGGTAATTTCGCTCGTCCCACTGTCCAGTAAGGACAGTGAGCACGTCGATGATAGGAGTAGTCTTGCCGACAAGTCCAGAATACATCAGATTACCGCCGTCGTTGGCGTAACACGCTGGCTACACGCAGTAAGTTCGAGCGAAGTCGGGTGAGAATACGTTACTTTCAGTACGCACAAGCGATTGTAGCCCAGAACTGGGAACCTTACGCGGTGATTGTACTGGCCAGTCTTGCCCATCTTGGCATGGCGAACATGACCGAAGGTCATACCGCCATTTTTTGACACTTCCAAGAGCAAGTCCGGCTGCAGTGCGTAGTCACTCCATGTGCCGACGTTGCATTCAATGGTCAATTCGTTGAAGATAAACGGCCTTTCGTCGTTCACAATGACCGCACCTTGTCTGTGACGGATCATTGGAAGCCTTGCGACATGTCCATCGACCTGTCTCAATCCGTAATCCTCGTACCAGTAGTCATCGGAATGGCGGTACAGACAACCGTCATTGCAGCAGACAAGGAATTCGCCCTTGAACCACAGCATTGCCGAAGCTCTCCACTGCGTTTCCTCTCCACTGTCCAAGACACGGCTTACGCGCTGGTGCCACTGCTTCGTCTCCGTGTCATAAACCCACGTCTCATGAACCGTGTTGAGCTGCAGTACATAGAAGTTGTGGCTACCTTGCGCGTAAGCGAATGCATAGGCAGAGTCACCAGTCTCTTGCAAGAGCTTTTCGTCAAGCCAATCCTCGCTGATCTTGGTGTACTGCTGGCCAGAGACCATGAGCACACCCTTGGCATAGGACTCGCCAGAGCCGAGATAGTACAGATTACTGCCACAGATTGCAATGGAGTTCGGTGCTTGAATACCGTTCGATGCGTTGGTCGTGTAGGACTGTCTCTGCCAAGTCGAATCCTCGCCAGAACCGCGCTGCCAGATCTCGATGGTCTTGTAGCCGAACAAGTAAAGGTTAGGGCCGATGGCGGCGATTGCCCTTATGTTGTCCGAACTCGACTCGGCGTTGAAGAACTGCTGTACACCGTAGCTATCAAGGAACATCCATTCGAACGCATCGACAGTTTCCTTCTCTATCTTGTACGGATTGTCCGGGTCATAGATAGGCGTACGCTTGCCGTCCACGACTTGGGTCTGGAACACTTCTCGCGTATCGTTGTTCAACGGATAAGGAATCGAATAATACATGAAGCCGCTGGTTCGGTCATTGATAACCACGGAGCCACCCACGACAGCGACATGGCTTGGGTTGATCTGGCCACCTTCACCAGTGACACGTTCTGGCAAGCTGATGCGACGGAGTTCGCCACCGTCCAGCAAGTGGTAAGCCCAGAGGTTGGAACCGTCAGCGATGAGCAAGTACGGGTTGATGCCACCAGTCTCAGCGAAGTGGACACGGTTGGAACCGCTTGCCACGTTGCCTATCCTTGTGCAGTTGCCGATCCAGTCCAAGCGATACACGGCATTGCCGAACACGACAAAGGCGTTCTCTTGCTGGTTCTGGCTGGACAGACCCACGCTTGCCACGTATGCGCCACGGCAACGTGCATTGTTGTGAACCTTGCGGATAAATTCAAGTCCGGGAAGCGAGGCTAGGTACTGGTTTTCGTTGTTCACGTCAAGGAACATGTTGCAAGACCAGCTCGTACCCATCGTAGCCGGATGCTTGCCCTTGTTCGTGCCTGGGCTGATCAAGTAGTTGGAAACTGTAGTCTTGGAAGCCGTCATATTACATTCCTACGCCGTTGAGGCCATTGAAGTAAGAATCACGGTAGTCGCCCATGAGCTTGCCAGTCTGGAGCATGCGCTGGGTGATGTTGTTGCGCTTGATCATGGACTTGGCCGCGATGAAGTCACGGCTGAGACTTGCCTTCTTCTCGTCCGAGAGTTCGAAGTAGTTGGCAAGGCGCAAGCACAGACCAGACATGAGCACTTCATTGTAGAGGTCGCTCAAGTAGATCGTGTCGTTTAGGTTGTACGTAGGCAACTTTGAGTTGTACCATACCCTCACTTGGTTACGCGGGTCGCCGTCGAGGTGAAGATGTCCAACCACGCGCTGCTCAAGTCCACTCGGCGCGTTCTCGACCTTGGTATCGTACGTCCAAGACAGTGCGATCGTGTAAGGATTCTTCTGTGCCATCTGGACATGGTTGGAATTGTTGAGCACGATGAAACGGTCGCCAACACGGCGAGCCACGGATTCCACCTTCTCCGGCGGTTCCATGTTGACACTGGTATCGGTACGGATTTCACCAGCTTGCAACTTTCTGAAATAGATGTCGCTTGCGCAAGGCACGTCAACCCATTCTTGAGCCATGGCGATATAGCCTTGGTTGTTGAGCTGCGTGATAAGACGGTTCAGCTCCTTGCAAGCCACGACTGGCATATTGCCGTCGCCGTAGTCATCTGCGGATTCGTACGTGCCTACGGCCTCGCCAAGCCCAGTCATGCCAATGCTTTCGTAAGCGTCTTGAATTAGTTGGTTAACGGCTATCATATAAACCTCATTCTTTTCAAGCTGAAAGTAGGTCTGCAACAAAAAAAGGCCAGCCTCACGGCTGACCTCTTTTTAACCAGGAGACCTATGGCTAATTACATTTCAACGTAAATCACCACACAGTTACGCGGCTCATAGATGGCTGCTGCATAAGCAGAGTCAAGACGGATGAGCTTGTTGAGGTTGGTGCCATCGCCGAAGATGCGCATCTTCACAGACGAACCGCCCACAGTTGCAACCTGTTCTTCGTCGCTGCCCGGCAGAGAGTCGAACTGGTAGGTATCATAGGCGAGAGCGTCCTTGGCACGGACTTCGCAGATCTGGTAAGTCGTGTTAGCCTTGAGGCCAGCAACCAGAGTTAACGATTC